ACCTGAGAGGTGCTCTCTCGTTGGACTTTTCTCCTCTTTACTTGATTCTGTTTGTGAAATTATTAAATTCACACGCAAAGCATTTACTACTGGGGATTGGAAACTTTCATTGAGGAATGATGATCCTGTTTCTAATTTTTTGTATAGATGTGATCAAGTTCTTTCCAATTCTAAATTCCATTACGACGGAGATGAAGATAACATGAAAGCTAAGAATGATTTCCAATTTAATACAAGACGTTTAATGTCAGAGTGTAAGGAACTCATCAAACTTGCTGATCAATTCAAGAGTACCAAAGGCGATGTTCGTGAAATGGCTGTTGTATATATGAAATCTATAGCCATCAAGGAAACATTGCATCGATTGGAGGTTTATATTATAAATGAAGGTCGAACAGCTCCTTATGCTTTTCTTCTTCACGGTTTGCCTGGTGTTGGCAAGTCAGTTCTCTCTAGTCATATTATACATCTCCTCTTAAAAGAGTTGGGGTACCCCCCAGAAGACCGGTTTGTCCACTCAAAAAATCTCAATGAAAAATTTTGGAGTGGTTATAATTCTTTGCAGCACCTTGCACTGAAGTTATCTGAAGTTGGTACTGCTGCCAATAATGTCGTTAAGAACACTGGTGATGAGAATGTTAAGGAATTACTCACAATTATAGATAATATCCTTATTTACGCTAACATGGCCGACTTAGATTCCAAAGGCACTACTCCTATACGCCCCGAGATCGTTGCTATAGATTGTAATAATCCCGAAATGAACCTTGAAATGACTGTCAACAATCCCGCTGCTGTCAGGCGCAGATTGCTATATATACTTGTTGTTCTTAAATCTGAATTTCGTGAATCCGGTGGAGAAAAGCTGTGTGAAATTAAAGCTGCTAAATTTGTTCAGAATGGTGGTTCACCCCTTGATCTCTATGAGTTTGATGTGTATCGCATGGTTCCAAAAAATGAACGCGATAGTCAGCGTCAAAATTTCATTACTAGAGGAAATATCTTCCAATTGACAGATTTCCTCGCGGCTGACTTCTCTATGTATAGAACTAAACAAGAAGTTGCCAAACAACTGCGTTCAGTTGATCCTTATGAATATAAGGGCAAAAAGCAGTTCGTGTATCCCACTCCCACTCTGGCTGATTTTTCACACAAACAGAGTGCTGTTTTTAAAAGCGAAGCTTTTATCAGTAGTCATGAGGAGTTCTTACCCAATTGGGATAGTACTACTTTTACCCTTTCATTGTTTGCTATAGCTGGTGTCTTTTTCTTTACAATTCTTAGCCCATTTTATTTTGTAATGCGGAGGTTTCCTTGTAGTTGGAGTTCAATGAGTTATATATCATGTCGTATAGACTATTATCGTAGTAGGTTGCTTATGCAAGCTATATCATGTTGCGAATCTCTCTATTTGCGAAGTCTTGTGAAACGCCTTCCTGATGGATGTAAAATAGCATCTGTAGCCTACACTTGTGGCTGCGCTTTAACCATAATGCTCATGCTGCGTACCGTCGTTAATACTTTTAAATCCGAGGACCTTAAACAAACCGTTGATGGTGTTGATATCATGGAAATTGAAGGTAGAGTTTTTGCAGCTCCTCCTGAGACGAAAAAGAAAATTAATGGTTCTAATGAATGGACGTCTGATAATCTGGGGCCCCACCTTGAAAGAAATGCTAAACGGTTGAATAATCGTGAGGAGCTCATTGCTCATTCTAATCGCAATAGGCGTTTCTTCAAGGTTGTTGACCAGAGAGAAGGCAAATCTCAGATTCACCAGACTGGATGGATTCTGGGAGTTTGTGAAAATTATTTTCTTATTAATTACCATTATTTGATTGGTAAGGAGAAACCAAATTTCACGGTTTCTATCCGAAAAGATATGTCCACAGGAGTTACTTTTTTTACCTTGGGTGAATCTGATATGGTGCGCATAGGTGGTGATTTAGCGCTCTGCTATAATCCTGCGTTGCATTTTTTGGACATCACTCATATGTTTGCACAAGATCATCCTTCCTTGTCAATCAGTGGTTCAATAGATTCTACTGACACTGTTATTAATACAATGCACGTCCATGAATCGGATATTATTAAAGATTTGAATTCAGTTCTTTATCAGTATAAATTTCCTGGACACCATTCTGGAGCTTGTGGATTTCCACTCTTTGGTTACTATAATGGTCAAACTTTTATAGCTGGCTTGCACTGTGGTTACCATAAAGGAAAGGACGTTTCTTTAGCGGCGCCTATTTTTAGGAAGAGTATTGAAGGAGCAATTAAGAAAATTAAACATGATGTGCCTCTTATGCCTGTTTTTAGTGATGGTCCATTTCGTCTGCCTGAAGGTGTTACTTTCACTAGCACACATAGTTATAATTCTGAGACAAATTGGGTTTCATGTGACAAGTTAGTAGTTCATGGACAGTTAACTCCATATCACTCTCTATCACCTAAAAGTCAGCTTATTAAGAATCCATTAGCACCTGGCGCACATCATGAGTTGGGCTTACCTGTTTATGATGCTGAAGGAAATTTCAATTTTGATATTCCTATGATGAAGAGAGGTAAAGTTGATGGTGTATACTGTTCACCCGTACGTAACTGGTTAGATAAAGTTCGAAAGCCTAGTTACCATCTTGATAATAAAAGATGTGCTATGATTGCTGAAGAACTTGTTCAAGGTTTGTATAAAGATATATCAAAAGATGTTTCTACTTTGTCACCAGTCACTCAAAGAGTAGCTATTAATGGTTATGATCTCAACTTTTATGTAAGGAGTATGAATCTTTCCACTTCTGCAGGAGTGCTGTTTCCTGGTGGCAAAAGAAAGTATTTTACTGGAGAAGTTGGCAACCTTATTCCTACACCTTTTCTTCAAAATGAAGTCAGTCAGATTATATCCACGTATCTAGAAGGCTACACTTCAAATGCTATACTAGGAGCTCAGCTCAAAGATGAACCTCGACCCCGTTTGAAGTGTTTGACTGGTAAAACGAGGGTTTTTGCCATGTCTCCTGTTTCCATGACCATTGTGCAGCGTATGTTTCTTTTACCCGTTTACTCTAAATTGATGGAACCTAACAATCCTTTCTTTTCAAAAATAGGTATAAACATGCACTCTTCACAAGTAGATAAGATGTATCATGAGCTTAAAAATTTCTCACCATTGTGTATTGAAGGTGATTATGGTGGTTATGATACTTCCATGCCTTTCAATGTTGGACTTATGGCTTCAACAATAGTTTATAGGTTATGTGAAAAGTTGGGATATTGTGAAGATGCACTCAAGATAGTTAATGGTATTTCGTCAGACAACCTTCATCCTTCTGTTGATCTAAATGGAGACATAATTACTATTCCTGGTTTTCAACCATCTGGGAAGTATGCTACGGCTGAGGACAATTCTCTTCGTGGTTTGGTTCTGCTTTATTATGCATTTCGTATTATGGTTCCTGGTGATTTTGGCTATGCATATTTTAAAGACACGGTTAAACCTGCCATATATGGGGATGATGTTATAGTTGCTGTTAAAGGGGTTGCTTCACAATATTTTAATAATATTACCTATGGGAACTTTGTTGAGAAAGTTTATGGTATGGAGTTTACTCCTGCTGATAAAGGTTCTAAACATACCAAGCCTTTTATACATATTGATCAAGTCTCTTTTTTAAAGAGAAACTTTAGATATTCTAAAATATTGTCAAGATATGTTGCACCGCTCAGTTTAGAATCACTTGCCAAAACCTTTACTTGGGTTTTGCCCTCTAAAGAAGTTAGTATACAAGAACAATGTGTTCAAATGTGTTGTTCTTTTCTGAGAGAAATATTCTTCCATGTTGATACTAAAGAGCAATATGACAAATATCGATCAAAGTGTATTTGGCTTCTGTCGTGTGACTTTATTGGTGAAAATTTTCCATTACCACTATTTGAGGATTGTTATAAATCCAGTACCGAAGACAAACTTATTCTAACTATACCTAAAGTTGAAGAAGCTGGAGAAAGTATAGTTTCAGAATGTCGCATTGAGTTCGATCGTGAGCAGATTGAAGAATCTGAAGAACTAGTGTGGTCTGATGACAATAGTCTTAGTGAAGAGAGTCAGGATAACCTGCTTAGTGACCCATACAGTGAAGACCCTGAGATCATAGCTAATGTTCATATTATACGTTTTGAGAATACCAGATATCTTTATCGCGATGATGAACTAATATGTGTTGTCCAACATGATACTACTTTTCATGTTGGTTCTCCACGTATTAAAGAATGGTATGATATGGTTTTTGGCAATGCTGTATTGACTATTGATAATATCGAAGTTATGGTCTCAAGGGCTTATGGCGACCCCGTTGGTTTTAGGCAGGAGTACCACGTTTCATATCCTACGCAACAGGATAATTAGTTGCGCTCCGTCGGTTTTTTGTTTATTAGCCCGACGTTAAATAGGTAAATAAACTCTGTGTTCTGGTTTACTGGTATTCCTCTTTATTATGGTAAGAGGGTTTTATTACAGCTTTACACTTAAAAGTAACAAAAATTATTTAGTTTTTAGTTTGGTGAATATCGAGCGGTTTCTTTAGTGAAGAGATTCACAATAGGCTTCCTAAATCACCCCATATAGTATCCATATTTTAATTGACGTATGTATATGAATTTATAAATCAATTGCAAAATTTTCTATTAACTACGACATCCTTAAAATGTCAAAAGCTGAACTGCTAGCTAATAAGCAGTATTTGTTTCAAGCCATCAATAGAGATCTGTATAGAAAGAGGATGAAAGAGCTAAATACTTTAGAGAGATCACGCAAGCGCGATCTAAAAGTTACCTTTATTTCTGAGAGTGAAACTGTTAAGATGTATTCAGATGTCTCAGAAGTTGAAGATAACTCGAACGTCCACGTTCTTGGTACTGTTCAAGTTCAGAATGATATGTCCCCTATTAATCTTTCACAAGTTGGTGTACCTAATGCATATCCTCTTCAAGATTTCTGGGAGAGGAAAGTTAAGATCGCTGAATTTGAGATATCACCAACTTCTACGCAGGAAGCACATCAGTTTATCATTAACCCTTTTCAGTTATGGTCTTCGAATACCTCTGTTAGAGCAAAATTGTATAATTATGCTCGTGCAAAATTTGACCTCAAAGTTAGTGTAACACTCTCTGGTTCTAGGTATTTGGGAGGTTCTTTTTTAATTTCCAATCAACCTTTTTCCAAGATGAATAATTGTTGTCAAAAGGCACAGGATGATTTTATAGGTACTTTTGGTGAAAGCAACGTACGCTCTAATTGTTATATGTCCCAATCTCCAGAAACCAGAGTTGTGTTAATTGGTGAGGAAGATAACGATTTGGAGATACTTTTACCGTTTACTGGTCCAGCTCCAATGATGAACTTGTTCAATGTGTCTACGACTCCTGGGCCTACTGAACCTTTTGAACAATCTATTCAGTTATCTACTCTTTATTTCCAAACCATTACTCCACTTATTGATTATTCTGAACAGTATGGTGAAACAGTGGCGATGGTCGTTTATGCCAGTGCGCATAATATGGATTTACAATCTCTTACTGCTACTGAACTCATTGTTAATGAATCAGAACAGATAGAATTGTCTAAGAACCCAATCTCTGGAGTTGCAGATATGGTTACACAGGTATCGGATGTATTCTCAAAGGTTCCCGTTGTTGGAAATTTTGCTGATAAAGTGTCACGCATTGCTTCTCGTGTTGGTAAATTTGCTAGAGCTTTCGGTTTTTCCAAACCATCTGATGCTACACCTGAACATAGGGTGGTGCCTAAGGGTTTTTCCTTGATGACTAATGTTGAAGGTATTGATCCTTCTGTTAAAATGACTTTGTTTCCAAATCAAGAGGTTTCTCTTATGTCAATGACTACAGAAAATCAGATAGATGAGATGTCTTATGCATACATGTGTAAACTTGAAACATATATATTTTCGTTTCCTTGGTTGAATTCTGATGCACCTAATACTGCCAACCTTGCACTTTTTCCTGTTACGCCTATGCTTGTCGCAGGTGCGTCTAGAGCTGAAGTGCAACATACGCCTATGTCCTATCTCGGTACAGCACATAAATATTGGCGTGGTTCGGTTACTTTCAGATTTGAAGTTGTAGCTCCTGTAGCTGCTCGTGGGCAACTTGCTTTCTGGTTTGAACCAAATATTATAGATATAGCAGCACTTGCTGCATTGGATCTTGATCTCAATAAAAATCCTATTGCTATTCTAAACATTGAACAATCTAGGACCGTTACTATTAAGTGTGGTTTTAATTCTAGTAGGCCAGCTAATAGAACTAGTGTGCCTACGCCTTCCTTTCCTAATTTTTATGATGTAGCTAATGTCATTCAGGCAGATGCATACAATCCTAATTATTCAGGATTTTTAGGCGTAACACCGTTTACGAGATTACAACCATCCTCCAATTTCCCTATATATATAAATGTATACGTTAGTTCAGATGATATGCACTTTTACGAAACGACTTGTACTAGACCTATACAACAGTACCTTTTTCAAACTGAAACTCTTCTTTCCGAAACTGAGACTCTTGTTTCTGAGTCTGATACTAGAGAGTTTTCATATGATCTTAAAGGCAAGACCGTCGATCTTTATGGTTGTGTCTCTTCACAAGATACAACAAAGTATGTATTTGGAGAAGAACCTTTGTCTCTTAGATCGATATTAAAAAGATATCATCGTATTTTTGAGAGTAGTACCACTCCTATGTCTGACACTGTCCATTTTATATACCCTCCGTTTCCTAGAGTTACTGGTATACTCCAGTGGGCAGCTTATCAGCAATCTGGTACTTTGGCTTCTATTGCAGGAGCGAACTCACCAATACCTAGTATGTTCAATCATTTCCGTAGATGTTACTTATTTATGCGTGGTGGTTATCGTTGGAAATTAGTCACTAATGCACCCCTTGTTTCTATCAGAACTAAGGTTCGTAACAACAATGATCTTATGAATGTTGTTAATGATCTTGTTTCGAATAACGATTTTGGTGGTGCTGAACAACTCTTTCACACTAGTATTGGAGGCATTGAGTATGAAATCCCTTATTATACGAATAATTTAGTTTATCCTGCTAATAATATTTCAGAATTAGAGGGGGGTAATCTTTTTAATGATGTTGACAGTACAGCATATGGTTTTCAGTTTTTTAATTTACCTGCTACTGCTACCAATGTCTTATACGGTGCTGCAGCAGACGACTTTTCTTTTATTCGTTTTCAAGGTGC